ATACGATCCAAAGCGAACTGGGTGCGGTACTGATCCAACCGTGAAACATCCCGTTTCACTTTCGGTTTCAAACCAACACCCTCAGGAGATGGGTCGTTCTCCACCTTCGGTTCACCCTCAGCGATGTCTTCAGCAGCATCAACCTTGCCGTCTTCGACGGTGGACTCCTCAGAGTCCACTGTCTCGGTGTCAGGTTTGATGCGTGGACGTACACGCTTAACAGGGTTTGGTGCTTGTATCACCAACCGAAGATGAAGAACAACATCACCCATTGATTTAGCGGCCTTTACCCTTTTGGGTGTTTGACTGCGCCCATGAACCTGCGAAACCACGGGTGGTGGAATCAGCAACCTTCTTTGCGGAAGGCTTCACACCTTTCACAGCGTTGGCAGCTGGCTTGTAACCTTTGGCGTTCTTCGCGGCAGGCTTCATTGCTACTGGCTTAACGGCCATCAGCACTTACCGCCCTTAGCTCCACCCTTAGCTCCACCATGCTTCATAAACACAGAAGCCTTCGCAGCCAAATCTTGTGAACCAGGGATCTTAGGGGTTGGGATGTTTCCCTGAACCCGTGTATCTGGGCCTTTACCTTTACCAGCCATAACAAACCTCTTTCAAAAAATGTGTGTGAACAAACAACCCTTGTGGGGGAAGACCCGCACACAGAATGTGCGAGCTTCCCCCAGCAGGATCAGGTCTTTGCGGTCAGCTTGGCGTGACGCTTGCGGTTACGGATCGTCAAGTTGCCGTAGCTGAGGATCAGCGAGTACTTGGCATCCATGTTCTCAGGACGCAAGAACGGGGTCTGCTCCATCCACTTGCCACTCATGCCAACCAGCTGGATGTACTTTGAGTTCAACATGTAAAACTCGCCAGCAGTACAGCTGGTGTCGAACACGACAGGCATCTGCTTGAACAAAAGGTTTTGGAACCCTGCGTTCGCAGTTGTCGTGTCGGTGTAACGCACCGAAGCTGGGAGCAACGCCTCATACTTCTCAAACAGCGTCTGAGTGGTGATACCCAGATCGGGGTGATCGTTGCCGTTCGATGCCGTGTTGTAGGAGGTAGTCATCTTGCTGATACCCAGGGCTTCAGCCGTGTTCTCCTGATACGACCTCCACCAAGTATTCGTTGAGGTGGCATCAATGTTGCCAGCAATACCAGTGTTTGAAATCAGCTTCGGGAGACTGTTGAAGTCGTTCGTACCAGGCGTCTGAGCGAAGAACATGTTGGAGAACTTGTCCTTCAACGACTCTTCCAACTGCATCACACGGGCATCAAGAAGCTTCAACATGGCGGCTTCGCCACTGTTCTTTGCTTCCTCAAGACCGTTGATTGCGACCGAACCAGCAAGCTGCTTCCAGTCGAACTCTGCGGCAGAGATGCCTTCTTGTGGGGTGAGCGCGATCGGGTCGTAACCTGAGTAGGTCTGCACGGTGTCGTTCGCACCGTAGATGAGAGGCTCAACAATCTTCACACCGCCATCATCGAAACGGATGCGATCCTTAGCGAACAACCACTGGGTCAGTGGGCGGTCGAGGAAGATGTTGTCAGTGAGGCGTGAGCGATACTTGGCAAGGGTGGTAGTGAGTAGGGCATCAAAGTTTGTGTTTGGGGAAACCATGAAAAGTCCTTCCGAGACTTAGTTGGCGACCGACCGTTTAGCGGCACGGTACGCATCAGCAATAGACAGGATTGGTGCGTTATCTGAAACACCTTTCGACGCTGCACCGCTTGACACCGCATCACCAGCAACCCGTTTAGCGGCTTGCTTCTCACCGTCGGCTACAGCAGCTTTCGCTGCTTTGCCTTGACGAGACATGACACGATCAAAAGCGATCAGTTTGAAAGTTGCTTCCAGATCAGTGGAGTTCGCAGATACTGCTGCTTGCACCACTTCTTGCGGATCAAAATCGGCACCATATTTGGACTGGAGTCGGGCCACCTCAGCATGCAAATCTGCTGTGGCTTGTGCTTCCTCAAATCTCGCTAGGCGAGCTTCAAGGTTCGCTGTGCGAGCATCCACAGGTGCTGGGTCGTCATCCCAAGGCATACGATCCTCTGTTTGCGACGACACTGTTGGTGCAGCATTAGCGACACCAAAATGTGATTGCAACAGTTCGATCGTTCCTTGCGGATCGTTATCCAAAGCACTGCGTATGGCCGCAGCCCAACCAAGTTCTGTTCGTTGCTGAGCCAACTCTTGCGTTTTACGGGTGTAATCCGCTTGACGTTGGTAACCAGCAACCGCTTCGCTGATTGGGATCTTTCGTTCCTCACCATCGACTTGTACAGCAACCTGATGGTTGCGGTACATCTCGATGTCAAGATCGGTTAGATCACCAACAAGGTCAGCACCATCCGCTTCGTCAACTTGTCCACCATCGGTGGGGTCGTCTTCAAGGACTTCATCTTCAAACGTGTCAGACACGCCCAACTCCTTACCTGAGTCCCACGATTGGGTTGCTCAACAAAGGAAAGTTCTGTTACCTACGCACCAGATTGCTGATGCTGATGAATCAGATCAGCAAGCTGGGCGGCAGCAGCAGGATCCATACCTTGCTGCGCTCCCATATCCGCAGGCCCTGCGCTACCATTTCCACCTTGAGGTTGCATACCTTGGGGTGCATTAGGGTCTTGTGGCATACCCTGCGATACATCTTGTGGTGGTGGGGCCATCAAATACGACTCAGGGTCTTTGATGCCGAAACCGAACTGCATCACCCGTGCAGCCAACTTCTCCATGTTGATCACACCAGCCTGAGCGAACGGGGCCAAAGCGTCGACCAGTTGCAACGCAGACTGGCGACGGAACGACTCGTTGTTCGGTTGAGTAGAACCAGCTTCAACCTCAAAATCGAACTCGCCTTTGATGTAATCCGCATCAAACGTCACCCACAACGGGGCACCGTCCTTGCCGACCACACGGGCAACCTGCTCCCCCGTCATGAACTCCTGCGCTAAAGCAACAAGGTTCTGTGCAACCAAACCAATCGCAGCTTCAATCGTTGCCAACTTGTCAGCAGCACGCGCATTCGACGCATCCTGCACAATCGACGCCTCCGTCGCGGTACGACGAATCTCAGGTAACGCACCACGCTGATACTCCGACACACCACTGACGTTCGCAACATCACCCTGAATCATTTCGGACTGGTTGTAAAACTCTGGTGGGGTCATCACCGAAGGGAACGGCACAACCACATTGTTCAAAGGTTCATCACCAATGACTTTCACCATCACATTGTCAACATCAGATTCCAGATCGCCACGGCCAGCTGTATCAAACGACGACTCACGGAACAGGTACTTGCGTGCATACCGTTTACGATGATTCATCATCTGTGTACGGGTTTCGTTCAACTCGCGTTGCATCGGCTCAATCGCTTCCAGATCACCCATCGGGTAAAACTGGTCAGGAACGTCATAGTTGCGGATCATCAAAAAAGGGTGACCAAACGCGTACGGCATCGGCATTGGCTTCACCAAAAAGCCGTCAGCCCCATCAGCGAACACACACATCGTGTTCTTCACAATGTCATAAAACTCCCAAACCTCCACATACCCCTGATCCTCATCAACCACCTTCTCAGCAGTGTGATAACGATCCGTGGAAACCCCAGCACCCAACACACTGATCTCACTGCGTGTCGACGCCAAATACCGTTTGTCAGTCTTCACCTCTTGCAAAGGCCGCTTGATGCGCTGAGCAATCCAGCGGGCATCCTCCATCGAAGTTGCGTCAGGATCCACAAAAATGTCGAACACGCTCACACGTTCCACGAACGGGCGATCCTCAATCACCACCGTGGTAGAAGTAGACGTACCACCAGGCGCTTCAGCATCGTTGATGTCATCGTCCGAACCGACCTTCGCTTCTTCAATGTACCTGTACCCACATTTCAGCCAGCCATGACCGACGATCAGGAAATCTTTGACTGATCGACGGAACTGTGGACGCACCTTGTAATGCTTCCACCAGTAATTGATGACCGCTTCAGTGATGATGGCGCGAGGCGCATCCTCAGGTTTCGCAGCGTTCACCGTGATCTTCGGATAGTTCACAGCCACACTTGGGGCAATCACGTTCACCGTTGAGAACGAAATGTTGACCGTCATACGATCCTCAGGGGATGCGTACTCGTACTGCTTCCCACGGTACATGTCGATCAGACGATGCCAAGTGTCATCGTACCCTTCTTCACGCCGCCAAGTTTTGGCTACCTCAACACGTTTGCGGTAACGACCCAGAACTTCAACGTTCGATGGGCGGGCCATCAGCCCTCCAGATTCGTGGATTCGTGAACAGTCAACCCTGTGAACACTGCAACGATCAAAGTCGTTGCTGTGTTGATGTCAACATGAAACCCGAAATGCAACGCTGCGGACACAACGAGTGGTGCGACGACACCTGCGATGGCCTTCTTGCGGGACGCAAGGAATGGGATGAGGCGTGACAGAAGGATGTTCATGATGCTTCCAACTTTCGTTTACGAGGAACAGGTTTGAGAACAGGTGCTGGGGTTTCGGCGTGCCATTCCAAATGGCCGTCCAAACGGGTTTCGATCCGTTCCACCCCTGTTTTGATTGATGACAAAACCTCAAAGTTTTCGGCGTGCTGATCAGTGTTACGACGATCAAACCGTCGCAGATACCACATCGATGGGCCTGCAATGATCGCGGCCCCAATAACTTCAATCGCGTTCCACATCAGACCCAACGCTCCCCAACACGTTCCGCTTTGATCCCAGCCGCAGCAGCAAGATGTTCCTGCTCGACCTGACGTTGACGAAACGTGTCACCATGAAAATCTTCTTTGCCATGTGTGAAACCCAAACGGATCGTGGACACATGACAACGGAAACAAGTGGTGCGTGCAGACGATTGTTCAAACCCTGAACCGCATTCAGAGCAAACAGAATGAATTGTGGAAGCCATCACAGGTAGATGGTGGTGTTACCTTCCAGAACGCGAGTTGTACGCACCAATAGGAACACGTTCAAACGCAAACTCGTTAGAAACAAGGTTCTTAGCCCACCAATCCAACGACCACTGGGGTGCCTCAGATTCAACCGCATACTCAGGGAGCCAAACATATTTGAGCATCTGCCAACAAATAGCCAACGACATCACACGGTCATCATGGGGCGACCCATGTGTGCGCCCATTAGGGGCACGCACATAGGTACGCAACTCCCCGATCGTGAACTCGCATGGGATATCAATGTCACCCTCACGGATAGCGCCCGCCAACTCGTCAATACATAACGGCTTCGACGCTGTGGTGGTACGCCACCCCAACACCTCACCCGCAACAGGGTAACGAACACCCAGTTTGCGTTGACGAAACAGATTCTTGTACCCGTACCGTTGAGCAGCTTTCAACGTTGTCAACCCGTGGTTGTTGTTCTCCACCGCCAACAACGCCCCCGAATACCACCAACCCAACTCGGACAACATCTCACCAAACTGATCAGGTGCAATATGCCCATGCCACTGTGCGACAACCGCCTGGGTTTTCACATCAACAACATGCGCTGATGAGAAGTCGCCATGCCCCAAACCTTCAGCAACGTCAGCACCAATACAATAAACAGCACCCAACTGCGGCCATTCCCACACCGACAACGGCCCATTCGTACCCTGAATGAACGACGGACGATGATGCTGACCAGACGGAACAATCGCCCCACGATCAGGTTCTGTCGTCGCCAAACCCATCAACACATCCACATCAAACACGGGGTTACCAGATTTGATGAACGCCTCATCAGGTGTACGCGGGTACTCCTGATGCAACTGCCAAGAAGGCATGTTGCGTGCCTTAGCCTCATACCAGTCGTTGTCACGGTCACCAGCTGACCACGGCCAAAAGATCCCTTTGAAGTTGTTCACCCCTGTTTGGGCACCAACCCAAATCGAATGAAAGAAGTTGCCAGAACCGTTAGCCGTTGAGAGGCCGATGACTCGACCACCAACGTCAGCGATCGGTTCGATCGACGCCCACGCTTCCTCAGGGTTCGGGAGGAACGCCCATTCGTCCACAATCACCAAATACACTGATTCACCGCGAGCAGGATCATTGCCTGAAGGCAACGATTCGATCGCAGATTCGTTAGCGAACGTCAACTTCAACTGGTTGTCGGAGGTGACCTCAGGGCCACGTTCACGCATCCACAACGGCATAAACTTGTACGCATACTTCGATTTCGCTAACAGTTTCTGTGCTTCACGTTCCGTACGGGACAACATGACCACAAACCTGTCAGGCCAGAAGAACGTCAACCACAAGGCATAAGTGGCACCAAGCGTTGAGAACCCGATTTGTCGGGCTTTCAACGCAATGGAGTATCTGTCTGTCATCCATTTGCGAACTGTTTCACGTTGCGCTTCACGCAACTCAAACAGGATTCGCCCACGCTCAGGATGTTTGATGTAGACGTAGGTGGAACAAAAATGTTGGAAGGCGTCGACAAGCTGATCGATGTCAGCGTCCACAGGCCCACGGCATCTGCGCCATTCACGTTCGTTCAGTAACTCGTTTAATTCCAAGGGTTCCTCCATCAGAAGTTGTGGGAAAATCCCACAACTTCAATCCCCCCTCACCTCACGAAGCTCGATGTGTGTTCCTTCAACGCAGGAGGGGAAGCGTTGTTTTGTGGGGAACATCCCATGTGCTCGGAGATGAGGGGGGAAAGCTTTCAGCTACTACTAGCTAGTGCGACGCAACTGGATGGTGACAGTCAAACCAGCAGTGGTGGTTGACGAACCAATCACAGCTGAGATCGCAATTTCAGCGTTCGCCGCGACCGCAACACCAGCAGTGTTCGACAGAACACCAGGCGTAACAGCGGTTGAAGTGGTGAACTCGCCAACGTCGATAGCTGGCAACGTCGTGAACACCGACACGGTTGCAGCCTTCACATCGAACTGGCATACAGCGACAGCTGGGGCTGTTGCAACACCAATCTGAACACCTGTGATAACACAAGCGTATGGGAGGGCGAAACGTGCAAGCGTTGCTGTGGTGACAGCAACAGCAGCGCTCAACGGGCTGAACACATGGGTTTCGGTGACCGAAGCCAGAACACCAAGATCGTCAACTTGCAAACCTGAACCACCAGCAATGTTGGCGGCAGCAGTGTAAGACTGTTGAACAACGGAAGTAGCAACAAGTGCCATGAGGGAACACCTTCGTTTCTATGGGATTATTCGTACCAAAGGTGGTACAAATATAGAAACAGTTGTTACACAACAGGGATTACCCAACGATGTAACGGTTCCTCAACTGATGAGCGATCGCATGAGCCAACGCCGAACCAATAGCGGCATGGCCCGCATCCGTGGGGTGCGTGCCATCAGACGACACATACAGGTCACAGTTACCAGTGCCTGTGGTGGCACCAACTTTGCCTGTGCCCGTCCATAGCGAGTTGCCAACTTGGGTGATGGTGTCACCCGATGCGTGCGTGAAGCTCGACGTCGCATTAATCGTCAACGTGTAGGGCGACGATGCGCCAGAACATGCGGTCACAATACGGCTCTCACCATTTACCAGCCCTGGCGACATATTAATGGTGCCACCAACAGGGAACGCTTTAGACGACAGCACTGTGGTGGTGCCCCCCGTTTGCGTTGATGTGAATGTGCCAGACACGGCAGTGTTGCCAGCGAAAGGCATTTCCATAACATCGACCCACATGATGTTTTGCGCTGTTGCAGCAGCCTTGATCTTGGTGAGTAGGCTGTAAAAAAGGGAGCTGCCCCATGCCTCAACGCCCTTGTTGATAAGCGGCGAGGTGGCAATCACTAAAGCTTTGGGCCATGTCGTTTTCGCCAGCGCGTACGCTGCTTCTGCGTCGGCCTGCAACGTGGTTTGCGCCACATTGTCATTGATACCACCAGCGAACATGACAATGTCGAACGGTATTGCCGCATGTGCGGCGATACGTGAACCGAAGTTGCCTGTGTAGGAACCAACTGCGGTGTACCCAGAGGCACCTTGGCCTTGCGCCCAAATGTCCCAACCCAACCGTGCTGCCAACTCGTACGCGTATCCCAAAACCTTGGCGCTGGCACCCGTTCCTTCCGTAATGGAATCACCAATCAGTAAACATTTCGGACGACGAACCGTTGCTGGCATCACTGTGTCATTC